ACATTAGCCATGGCGATGTGATTGTGCTGCGTGACGTATCTACGCTGGCGACCTTTGACCCCTGCTATGAGGTGGTGCGCGCCTACCACGGGCAGGATGATGACAACGGCCTGCCCATCACCGACCTGACGCTGACCGCGTCGCTGATGACCGAAGCCTTGAAGCTGGTGCCGGGCACGGAAGCGACAGACGGCATGGGTGCGAAAAACATCCGCCCCGGCACGCTGAACCGGCGCACGGTCGCGGCGGAGGTGCTCTCGGTAACCCGCGCAGAGCAGTATGCGGCCATGGCCTACACGGGCAAGCCGCAGCTGCAGGCGCTGATCTACGCCGACGAATACGGCGGCGAGCCCTACGCGCAGGTGGACGGCGTGATGTACGCCATCGTGCGCACAGAGAAAAACGGCATCAAGACGGTGCTGGGTTGCGAGGAGGTGGATGCGTGGGACACGGCATGATCGACATGCAGGTCGAGGGCATGGCAGAGGTGCAGACGTTTTTTGACCGCCCGCGCTCCATGGCCGAGCGGGCCGAAATCGCCGCGGCGCTGGAAGCGGGCGGCGGGCTGGTGGCGGACGCGGCAAAGCGCCGCATTCATTCGGTCAGCGGCGATCTCGCAGGCAGCCTCACGGTCAGCACCTCCGTGGGCAAGCACCGCAGCGTGGCCACGGTGCATCACGCCAAAGGCGGCGCGCACGACCATCTGGTGGAGCATGGCCACGCGCCCAGCGGTTGGAACAAGGGAACGGAGCAGGTGCTGCCCCACCCGTACCTGTACCCGGCGTATGAGGAGCAGAAGCAGTCGGCCTATGCTCTGATGCGCGACGCAGTCAGGGAGGCGGTGAAGCGGCGATGAGCACCTACACCGACCTCAAGACCGCCGTGGAAGGGCTGGGCATCCCCGCGAGCGCGCTAGCCATGCCGGACGCGGTGCCCACCTATGCGGTGATCCGGATGCTTGTGCATCAGGCGGAGCAGAGCGCCGACGACCAGCCGACCGTGTACGGCGCGTACATGCAGGTGGACCTGTTCACCACCGCCGACGCGGACACGAAGGCGCGCGCCATTATGAACGCGGCCATGGCGGCGGGCTTTGCCTACCGCGGGCGAAGCGATGATTTTCTCAACGACAGACAGCATGTGGAAATCAGACTGATGAAACTGGAGGGATAACCCATGAGCGAACCGATTCTTCTGGATAAGATGCTGCCGGTGGTCGGCATGCGCGATCTGGTATACGCTGTGGTAACGGCGGACACGACTGCGGGCACGGTGTACGGTGAGGTCAAGCAGATGCAGGGTGTGATGGGCTTGGGCTTTGTGCCCAGCAGCAACCAGCAGCAGAGCTACGGCGACGACGGCACCTTCTGCATCGTGAGCGCCAACGGCGACGCGGAAGGCGAGGTGGAGGTGAACACCATCCCGCCTGAGATGGAAGTGGACTGGTTTGGCCGGAAACTGGACGCCAACGGCGCGGTGGTGATGAGCAGCGACGATCAGGTCAAGGACATTGCGATCGGTTTCCGTGCCCGCAAGTCGGACGGCGCGGACAAGCTGGTGTGGCTGTACAAGTGTACGCCTTCTTCGCCGGAGAGCGCCTACAAGACCAAGGAAGGCAGCAACGTGACCATCCAGACCCGCAAGATCAAGTTCAAGGCCACGCAGCGCGTGAGCGACCGGAACATGAAGATTGCCATCGACAGCAACACGACCGGCCTTGCGACCTCGGTGGTGACCAACTGGACCAAGGCCGTGTATGCGCCCGCCGCGACCAAGACCGTTGCGTAAGGAATAACCCAGGACATCAAGGGCACGCCGTTTCCGGCGTGCCCTTTCCTGCAAAGTAAGAACCGCAAGCGCTTGCGGAAGTGAAAGGGTGACAGATCATGATGAAGATCAAACTGCAAATCGACGGCAGGGCGTGCGAGTTCTACGCGAGCGTGACCGCGCGCAAGGGGCGGGACGCCTATTTTCTCAAGCAGAAGCTGATTCAAACGCTCAGGGAGAACAAGAGCGAAAGCGGCGAAAGCCTGTACACCGAGGAAATCACCGACGACCTGACCGGCTTTGTGGTGGAGGCGTTCGACCGCCAGTTTACCGCGCAGCAGCTGCTGGACGGCTACGAGGGCTGGTTCTTCGATATGGTGAGCATCGTGGACGCCATCATGAACGATGTGGCGGAGGCGCTGGCGGAGGGCTTCCCAAAAAACCCGACGCCCCAGCCGGAGGCGAAGCGGTAGCCGACTGGGGCGATGATCTCTACGCGCAGCTGTACCAGACGCTGATGGCGAAGGGCTGGACGATGCCCGCCATTGACGAAATGGACATCTGCTATTTCCTGCGCTGCTGGCGCGGCGGCATGGGCGGCGGGAGCAGCACGAAGCCGGATGTGCCGCTAGCAGTGGATGAGAACGGCACCAAGGGGCTGTACATTGATCAGTTCAATCTCTTTTAAGCGAGGTGAGTGACATGGCGGCAGAAGATGTGGTAGGCAGCCTTGCGGTCAAGCTGGCGCTTTCATCCGGCAGCTTTGACGCGGGCATCAAGCGCGTGGGCACGGAACTGAAGGCCATTGACAGCGGCTTCAAGGCCAGCGCGGCGGAGGCTGCCGCCACCGGCCAGAAATTCGACACGCTGGGGCAGAAGCAGGAAATGCTGGCGCAGAAGCTGACAGTGCAGCAGAGTGCCACCGTCGCCTACCGTGGGCAGCTGGAGCAGCTGCGCCAGCGCATGACCTCGCTGGGCGTTTCGCAGACCGACCTGAAGGGCAAGGTGACCGCTGCCAAAGGCGCGTATGACCAGGCGAAGCAATCCCTGAAGGAACACCAGAAGGCGGGCGATCTGACCGGCGAAGAGATGGAAAAGCTGGCGGGCCGCGTGGAGGAACTGCGCAAGGAATACAAGGCGCTCACCGATCAGGAAAAACAGGTGCAGGCCAATATCGCACGCACGCAGGGCACGATTTCGCAGACCGAGGCCAGCTACAACGCCATGCGCCAGCAGACCGCACAGACCCGGCAGGAGCTGGCGCGCACGGAAACGGAGATCAAAAAACAGGCTTCCGCGTGGGGCAAGCTGCAGGCCGCTGCGGCCAAGGCCGAGCCCGCGTTCACAAAGGCCGGACAATCGCTCAATTCCTTCGGCAACAAGGCCAGCCTGCTGATCACCGCGCCGGTCGCGGCGGGCATGGTCAAAGCCACCAAGGCGGCCATGGATTATGAGGACCAGCTGGCAAAGCTGGGCACCATGCCGGGCGTGACTGCCGACGCCCTGAACGAACTGAGCGACGGCCTGTTCTCGGTGAGCGACGCGACGAACACGGCGCTTGCCTCACTCACGAGCGCGGAGTATCAGGCGCTTTCTTCCGGCGTGGCGGTGAATCAGGCGACGGGCTATATGGAGGTCAGCGCCAAGGCGGCGAAGGCGGGCTTTGCTGACCTGACGGTGGCGGTGGACGGCAGCACGTCCGTGCTGAATGCGTGGAAGCTGGACGCTTCCGCCGCGACGGACGTTTACAACCAGATGATCGTGGCGCAGAACTTCGGCAAAACGACGCTGGGCGAGATTGCGGGCAGCATCGGGCAGGTGGCGGCCACGGCGGCAGGCCTGAAGGTGAGTTATACCGAGGTGCTCGCGGCGACCGCCGCCATGACCAAGGGCGGCATCCAGACCAACCAAGCCATGACGATGCTCAATCAGGTGCTCGCCAATGTGCTCAAGCCCTCGGCGGAGGCGCGGAAAACGGCCAAGGCGCTGGGGCTGGAATTTGACGCGGCGGCCATCAAGAGCAAGGGGCTGGCGGGCTTTCTCCAGGATATCGAGCAGAAGGCCGGGGGTAACGAGGCGGCGCTCGCCAAGCTGTTTGGCAGCGTGGAAGCCTACAAGGCGGTGGCTTCGCTGGCCGGGGCGCAGAGCACGGACTTCGCGCAGGCGCTTTCCGAAATGCAAAACAGCGCAGGCGCGGTGGACAAGGCGTTCCAAACCGTGAGCGACACCACCGGCAACAAGGCGCGTGCGGCGCTCAACCGGCTGATGAACAGCGCGGTGCGGTTTGGTGAAACCATGCTGCCGATTGTCAACGACGTGCTGGACAAGGTGGACGGCCTTGTGGACGGGCTGGCCGGGATGGACGAGGAGGCGCGCAAGAACCTGCTGTTCAGCGCCGGGGCGGCTGCGCTGGTAGGCCCGACCGTCAAGGGGCTGGGCGGTGTCGCCAG